AATGGAACGTATGGGCAGTAGAATGCTGGAGCATCAGTTTCGCTTGAACCTTTGTAACCAACAAGTACTTTAGTACCGTCAGCCGCATAGTTATCAACGAACACTTTGATTGTACCATTCAATGTACCAACAAATTTAGTATTTGTAGGTGCTTCGAATGAACCTTCAGTTGTTCTTGCGAATGTTGAAGTAGACGCACTCTGAAGAATTGTTAATGCTTCAGGAGATACTACAATGTAGTTACCAGCGCCACGTCTTGTTCTTGCCGCGATTCTGTTAGCCGCTCTGTTGATCTCGATTGCTAACAATGCATGTCTGTCACCAACGTATGCTGGTTTGTAGTCAGTGCTGATTGAATTGAAGTTAAGAGTTGTGCCTGCACCTGCAAGAGTTCTTAGTGAACCGATAATTTCTTGGTCGATTTCAACTACGATTTCTTGTGCTAATGCTTGCATAATTTCTGCTTCAACGTCAACGCCGTGCATTGCTTCTGCGTCTTGAGCTGCCTCGAAAGTCCATCTTGCTGAAAGACGTCTTGTCTTCGCTTCAACAGTTTCTTTCAAGATTTGAATGCTCATTTTTCTACCTGCAGTACCTTCAGCAACTGCTGTTGCGTCTGGGCTACCTGCGTATGAGTTAGCAAGTACGAATGGGCTTAATGCTTCATCGCCTGCTGTTGCGCCACCACCAGATTCAGCATATCTGACTCTTAGTGTGTGGATTTGTCCAACTGGACCACTCATTGGCTGTACGCCAACAAGCTCGTTAGCGATAACAGAAGGCATAACCCTTCTAATTAACGGTAACATTACTTTGTTTAATGTTGCTACTGAACCGGCACCTGTTGAGCCTGCAGTTGCGGCCTCTTGCAAGTATCTTTTGCTGTTCTCGAGGACCACATCTAATGTTGTTTTTCTGTTTCCAGAAACACCTTCCATTAATGCTTCTTTAGTTGCCGACCAGTTGCTCTCAAATAAATCTGCCATTTTTTAACTCCTTTATTTTGAAAGTCCGGCTAATTTTCTGATCATGTCGAGTTCAACGACATCATCAGCCTTGTCATCGGCTTCTGCAGACACAGTTGCCTTTTTGTTACCAGTATGTTCACTGACAACAGATTCTGACAATGTCTTCTTTGCTCTTGGTGTTTCGCCATCTAAAACAGATGGGAGATACTTATTGAATTGCTTCTCTAAGTTCTCTGTCTTAACACTTTCGAGTAAATCTGACATAATTTCTTTCTTCTCTTTGCCTAATGGTGCTAATAAGTCATTTAACTTCTCTTTTCTTTCGAAACGATCGTTAGCGACTCTTAACTTAGACTCAGTTAATTTAACTGCTTCTTCTTTCTCTGAAATTGCTTTCTGAGATTCGTTAAGTTTAGTTTCCATTTCAGCGAGCTGTTTCTGTATGTTTTTGATTTCTTTTGCTTCGTTTAGGTAACTTGTACCGTACTCGTTTGCAAAGGCTTCAAAAATCCTACGACCAAAGTCATTCTCACGAGCCTTAGTAATATCATCACGGAAAGATTTAACTTCTTCAGTAATAACCTTGTTAATAACGCCTTCGACCTTATTAGCGGCTTTCTTGATGAAATCTTTTTTGGCTTCTGCTAATTGCTTCTTGCCTTCTCTTACCATTTTGACTTTTTGCTCTACTAATGATTTTTTATCTTCGTGGAATTCAGCCAATTCGCCAGCAAGTGATTCTGTTACAAAATCATCTAATTTTGCAACATGCTCACTAACTCTTGATCTGTCTGCACGAAGTTCTTTGACTTCTTTTGCAACTGCTGAAGTTACAAATTTGTCAAGTAGTTTAGCATGTTCACTAATGGCTTTGTGATATTTGACTCTGTCTTTTGCAAGGTTGTCCTTTTCTTCTGCTATTGTGGCAATCTCTGCTTCAACTTTTTCTGAGATAAAATTGTCAACTGCTTCAACGATTTGATTTTTATCATGATCGTATCGCTGTGCAAATTCTTCTCTAAGTTCCGCAGTGATTTCCTCTCTTGCTTCAGAGATTTTAGATTCCCATGCTTCTTGAATACCAGACTTAACTTCTTCAGTTAACTCTGTATTTTCAAGCAAGTCTTTAAAGTTCACTGCCATAGTAGTCTCCTACTTATAATTTAAGTTCATCTATGAAGCCAGTGATAGCCTTCATTAAATGTCTTTCTGCACTTTTATCGTGTGTTAACGCAGAAGCGGTATCAAATAATTGAGCGCCTCCACGCATGTTAAACAAACTCTCATAGATTGTTTTTGGGTAAGCATCAGGTGCACTTGGTTGTGCCACAATGTCAACTGTTACTATATCAAAGTCGGAAACTCGTCCACTTTCGTTAACGTTACCACTACCCCTACTTGATACACCAAGTTTTGCGCCTGCTTTTAATAATGCTCTTGCAATATTACCCATCGGTGTCTCTATGATTTTAAGTTTTCCTATACCATTTGCATCATCACAATGCAT